TTGATTTATATTTCTCAGCTGCAATAATTTTGGATGCATAATCCCCAGAAGGGGCAACCCCTGGACCTATAGGTTTATCTTCCGATTCCATATAGGAAATTTCATCAAAGTCAGACATTCTTGATCTCCTTCACATTATCTGTGTTTGTAGCTACGGCATTAAACCCTAGCTTGTCTATTAATTTAGTAAGATCTGGAACTTCAAAAGCTTCTAACTTACCACTCCTATCCTTAGCAACGAAGCCTTGGCCAACTCTGGTTTGCAACCACCTGGCTTGAACTTCATTACCCTCAGCGTCTGTAGTGTCAATTACTCTAAGAGCTAAGACTTCATCAAAGAAATAAGTAATGGACTGGCCTAACTTTGTGCCAACCATTTTAGGTTCGTGCATAAAGATACCGTCACTATTTATTTTCTCTTCCTTACAAATAAACATAACATGCATGTGTAAATCACGAAATGCTCGCATGACATTTGTTACAGACTCTTGTACTTCCCCGTAAGCTTTACGTGGATCTTTGTGCCTAGCTTTTTCTTGTTGTAATAAGAGTTCGCTGATCTCAGAGATTGAGTCCAAGCAAACCGTATCGTATTGCAACTGTCCAGATTTAAGCAGTTCATGTAACTGCATTAACTCTGAAGCTTCTTTAACTTCTATCGCATCTACATTAGTTGCATCTTTGATAGAAAGTAGCCCAGCTTCAGCACTTATCACTAACACCTTACCTGGTGCAGTTTTAGCAAGGCTTGTTTTTCCAGCTCCAGCCATACCATATACCAAGACTTTTGCACCTTGGTTCTGGACAAGCTTCTCTGGAGTAACAATCCTGCTTTTCAAATCGTTATTCATATTAACCTCCTTTAGTAAATATATGTAACTTGCATATTATATACTATAAATATACAATATGTAAAATAGTATATTTTCAAACTGTAAGGAGGTTTAATGGAAAGTGCAATAGAAAATTTTGTGTGGATCGCTAATTACTATCATAGAGTAAATTCAATATCCAGGCAAAAGTTAAGGAAACTAGAAGAGATGGGTATAGAACCAAAATACAAAGATAGAAAAGTTAGCCCCTATAATCTTAAAGAGTACATACAGTTTTTAGGCAAACAAAAAGCAGCACATGAGTGGGATGTTTCAGAACATACTATTGAGGCCTGGAAGTATGGCCACAGACAACCGTCTATCAGACAAGCTAAAAGAATCATAAAATTAACAGAAGGTAGACTAAACTTTGAAAGTATTTATGGCGATATAGCAGAACTACTAACAGAAGATTAAGTCAACATGTTTGATTTTAATCTGTCTGAGGATGAGGCAGCGATAGATATTGCTTTGGCTTTTTATGATGAAGGCTATAACGTAGTACCGCTTCAACGATCCAATAAAAAACCACCCCCTTTTCTCAAAGGTTGGGAACAATATAAGAACGAAAGGCCTAGTCGTGAAACCGTACAAGAATGGTTTGTAAATAGAGATAACTTAGTTGTTGCATTAGTTTGCGGTAAGTTTATGGTTGTTGATGCAGACTCTCCAGAAGCTATGAACTGGGTTGAAGAAAACCTACCTACTTGCCCTTATAAAGTAAGAACGGGTAAGGGTATGCATTACTATTACAATAACCCAGAAAACTACACAACCTTTGCTACAAGAAGAACTGATGAGACACCAGTAGAAAGGTTAATTGATTTGAGAGGTGTGGGCGGATTAATTATTGCTCCTTACAACCGTCATGCGAACGGTCAAATGTATAAGCCTATACCTCTCCCTGGTTGGGATATTTTTGATCACAAAGATCTACCAGACTTTACAGAGAAAGAGTTTGAGAAGATAACTGGTGTACCCAAACAAGACAGCATACAAAAGACAGCACCTTTTACTTTAACTGGTGTTAATGAAGGATCACGTAATGATAATGCAGCACGTATAGCTGGCTACTTAATATCTAAGAATGTAAACCTAGACTTTGTAAGAATATTTTTACATAACTGGAATAGGGAAAACTCACCACCATTACCACAACAAGAAGTAGAGTCTGTTGTAGATAATGTAAAGAAGACACACGATAGAAAGAATCAGATAGCACCTTTATTTGTGCAAACCAAAGAAGACATAAGACCACCAGATGATTTATTTAATCCACCAGGATTATTAAAAGATATGTTTGCTTACTGCGAGGATATAGCACAAGTATCGCAACCAGAGTTATCACTTGTAGCCGCTTTATCCTTAGCTAGTGTTACTTGCGGAAGGATCTTTAAAACAAATATGAATAACTTTTCTAGTTTATATTTTATGTGTATAGCTAAGTCTGGACAGGGCAAGGAAAACATAAAAACCTTCGTTGAAGCTGTTTTGAATGCCTCTGAGCACGATAAATTAGTAGTTGGAGACGGATATACCTCTAGTGGTGCTGTTCACTCTGTACTTAAGATGAGGCCTACTCACGTAACTATTATGGATGAGTTTGGTAAAAGATTAGAGAGCATTAGCCAAGCAGGTAATACAAATAAAGAGGACGGCATACAAACTCTTATGGAAGCTTGGGGTAGGTGCCACGGTATCTTAAGGCCAGATAACTATTCTTTAATGGGTATCCAGGTTGAGGATCTTAAAGAAAAGATAATGAACCGTGTAACTCATAAGCCTGCAATAACTATGGTTGGTTTGTCAGTACCTAAGAATTTTTACAAAGCACTTAACTCTGGCCGTATTGCTGACGGTTTTCTAAACAGGTTTATGGTTATTGAATCTAAAGAACCTAGGCGTGTATCTAATCTTAAAAAGATAAAGAAACCGCCATTAACATTAGTCAACTGGGTCAACTATATAAGAAGAGATAGAGGCGGTTTATCGCAACCTATGGTAAATAATTCAGAGTGTAATTTAGAACAAGAAGTCTTGAACTTTGATAGAGACTCTGAGCAACTGTTACAAGAGTTTGCAAGTGAGATTGTTAAGAGACAAGATATATTAGAAAAAGATAACTTAGAGCCGCTTCTAAGCCGTTCTAAGGAGAAAGCTATGCGTTTAGCTCTAGTATGTGCTCTTGCATCAAACGCACAATCAAAGACGATTACACCAGATGTTACTAAGTGGGCGATTGATTACGTTAGATACTACGACATGCTCTTTATAGAAGCTTGTAGGGATAAGGTAGCAAGCTCTGCAACTGAAGCCAAGATAAAGCAAGTATTGTCATACATAAGGTCTAGGGAGAGCGAGGGCATATCCAAAAGAGAGGTTGACCGTCACGAACTATTTAGGAGTATGAAGTCACACGAAGTTAAAGAAATTATAGAAAGACTTAAAAACGCTGGAGAAATCCAGGAAATAGATATTAAAGTAGGTGGTAAGGGTAGACCAACCAAAAGGTTTGTTGCCGTTGATCCTACTTTCTTTGAAGAATGAATTTACAGATGATACCGTTATCAATTAAAGATGCTAATTTGTTTGTGCAAAATTTTCATAGGCATAATAAACCTGTGCATGGTGCGAAGTTTGCGGTTGGTGCTTCACATAAAGATGAATTAGTGGGAGTGGCTATTGTAGGTAGGCCTGTAGCTAGAAGGCTTGATGATGGATTTACAGCAGAAGCAGTAAGGGTATGCGTAAATGATGCAGCACCTAAGAATACAAATTCTTTTTTATATGGAAGGATATGGAGAATATGGCAGCAGATGGGTGGTAAAAGAATGATTACATATACCTTACAAGAAGAATCTGGATCAAGCCTCACAGGTGCTGGTTATAAAATTATAGGCGAAACTGGCGGGTGGGAAAAAGGCAAAGGTTGGACAACAAGGCCTGGCAGGGAGTGGCAACCAGTTACAGGACAATTAAAATTTAAGTGGGAAAAAAAATAGGAGGTAATTATGTTAAAAACACCAAGTTTTGAAACATTACAAGATAAGAAAAGAGAGGATAGAGTAGCAGGATTTATAGAGGGGTTGTGGACAGTAAGCTGTCACAAACTACCAGTTAGTTACAGTATTGATTACTGGATAGAATCTGCTGATAAATGGTATTGGTGTGAGATCAAATGCCGTAGTTTTGCTAGTAATAAGTATGATACTTTTATACTGTCTGCAAACAAACTACGTAAGGGAGCT